AAATTTGATTGTTAGCGGTAAAAATTTGATTGTATTAATAGAAAGAACACACTAACAGAACAGAGAAAGATGTCATTTGATAGAGCGTCCCACTCCAAGCGAAAGGAAGCCGCCCACAAGACTCTCCTGAGGAATCTCCAAGTCTTTCAGGAGAAGATAGAGAAACTTGCTGACTCTGACCTTATCAAGGATGAAGCATATCGGCAACTCTCCAACGACAATGCCGAGATGTATCGGCAGATGAAGCAGATGATAGATGTGGTCTCCACACTCCCGACTCTCTTTCAGCAGACTATCCTCAATAGCGAACAAGTCCATCGGTGGGTCAATCCTGCCCCGAAGAATATAAGTCAGAGCAGACAAAAGAAGATGAACTCGGGGAAGTGCTTATTGTGTAATTGCGGTCAGTGGATACACAAGTATCATATGAAGGAGCATCTGGAGAGGAACATCCATAGCGAGAACCTCCTGAAGCTGGACTTGGAGAAGAAATCCAACATCAGGAAGAGGAATCTGAACGAGCTTCTCACCCTGAACTCTCATCTGGTTGCTCTCCAATATCACAGAGAGCATTTCAAGTATGCTCCTAAGGGTGAGAAATATCCTCCTATGTATTGTCTCCAGATGGCACTGAAGAGACTTTACATCCGCCGACTGGGTCAGCGTAGAGAATAGAAACCATCCTCATCCACAAGAACATCGGGGATCCCCTCATCCACCGCATCCCCTTCATCTTCTGAATAATCCACATCAGATTCCTCCATTGCTATCCGCATTTCATCCATTATAATTCTCTGAATTACAAGAGCCCAATCATCCTTTCCCTTGCTTTCAAGATATTGTCCTATTTTTATGAGTGTTTCAATATCCATTTATTTATTTTAGATTTTTTATTTTTAAACATTTTGAAAATGGATTGAGGTCTGGACGACCTCTTTTGAATTTACTGCCGAAGGGTAATCAATGAAAAGAGGTCTTCCAGACCATATGTCAATTTTAGACATATTAAAATAAATAAATTATTGATACTCTTGAAAATGGATCGTGTCTGGACGACCTCCTTGCCTTATTTTTCAATAAACACCGTCGCTTGAATTATTGAAATAAATCTTTAGCGACATATTTTACATCCTTGAATTCTAATTGTGGGTCTATCGCTAAATCCACTTGTTCCTGAACTTGTTTCTTTTTATCTTGGAGAAGAGTATTAACGAGATCTAAATCGGCGTTGATTCTCTGGTCTATTTTAAATATGACAGCTGAATCTGGGTCGCACCGAGCGAACTGACCATTGGGTTCATGGATACTACATCTTATTTTCGTGATAACTCTGTCAATTGTGTTCGTAAATTGAACCTGACCCGCGAAACCATTCAGGAAATCTCCATAAGGATTCGCCTTATTAACGATAGCGACTATCGGAAGAGTGACACCACTCGTAAGACCTCCTAACACTTGGTTAGAATCTGCTATTATATCTGACCGAATTGTATAATAAGGACGGAGAGATTTACTCGGAAGTCTTTCAGCAGTTATAAATACTGAACTTACGGGACTCACTGTGACAGCGGGGGTGATATATCTCCCAGGAACACTAAATGATAGTCCTGCGGGTGTTATTCCGACAGGGAGAACTGGTGATATTAATTTAGCATTGGTCGCATTCTGCTGATAATCAATGAGGTCTGCTTCCGATATATCAGCATTAGTCGTTAATACATTAACATTATTGAGATCCGCATTAGCTCCGTGTGCTTTTAACCGAACTTGCCGAGAAGAAGTCGTGTTCGGATTATGAAACTGATTGTATCTGTATCCCATGATTCCAACGAGACTTATATCCCAGAGGTCTTCTGGGACAATCCAGTCTTCTATAAATAACCCTGACTGAGCGTCCATAATAGACCACGGATGAATCCCGATATTATGAGAAACATAATCAGTTGCCGATGCTCCAGTAAAAGTCGCACTGAATTCATCTGTATAGGGAGCTAATTCAGGTGTATAACTATTACGGAGAGGTCTTTTATTTACCTTATAGCATCCTTCGGTAGCATTTTCATTAATAGGTGCGACATCTCCCGCTGCCCTATTGATTCCTCCATCCCACTTGTCTCCGACCTTTTCGGATGTATGTAATGAACTGATTCTGAATCTCTGTTGGTCTGTATCATATGATATGACAGGTTCATCTGCCCCGAGATACATGGCGAACTGATAGGGGTCTAAATTATAGACTTTATCCGAAGTCGCTTGAGAGAAGTGATACGATTTATTATAGAGGACTGTCCCTAAATTAGAAGCATAACTCGCTCCCGCTGTATTAGAGTTTCCATTATAGAGTATGATAGCGGCGTTTCCGTATCCTGAAAAATGAAAGTCAAATCCGAAATGTCTTCCGAATCCAGAACCTAACTGATATTGAGGAAGTCCTTGGGCGGCGGCCGAAGCATTGGAATGAAAGAAATGACCTGGAATTTTATTTCCTGTTCTGGTGAATTGAAATCCTATCACATAAGAATACTGACCTGTTCCTCTATCATAGAGTCTGACTTTACGACCGAATCCATAAGCAAGATCATCAAAGTCAGGTTCAGTAGCGTCATCAAAATAAGCGTTTCCATAATCAGTTGAAGCGACATCTGCTCCTGTAAATGTAGCACTCAGGGGATTGTAATCCACGAAAAGAGGGTAGGTAGTATTACTCGCTGAAACGGCATTATCGTATAAGTCATAACCTAATTTAGGTGCTTTCTGACTCCTTATGTTAGAACCGAAATTAATACCCCATGTTAATCCACCATTATCGGTATATGATCCGTTATCATTATCATATAGATTCATATGAATGAATCTTGTGTAGGTTGGGTCGCACTGAAATCCGCTCTGAGTGTAATTAAACAATTCAGGATAGATTCCCTGAGAGTCAAAGAATCTTTTAAACCGAAGTAAATTGTCCTCCGTCCATTCTATCGCGGTAGTTAAAACCTCTGCTGTGTTAGATACGGGATAGTCAGGAGATATAAGAGCTCCGTTTCTCCCTCCCACCCATCCTTCATACCAAGGACCACTATCGCTCGGAGGGATAAGGTCTATCCCCGCTGTATAGAATTCAGGTCTTTTTAATCCTATATGCTGATAGGATGAGAGGTAATGATATGAGTGGTTTATGTCTCTTGTTCCGTCAGTTTTTCTCCATTCAGTATAGTCAGAATTAGAGAAATTCGTATTGGTAGCACAATTATAAAGTTTATAAGCACTCGTTTCAGTTGATATCGTAAATGTTTCTCTTTTAGTATAAGTTGAAAGGTTAGAAGTTGTATCGTAGTCCCATTGTTTAAGGTCTGTTCGGTTATTTAACTCCTGTGTCAATTGGTCTGCTAAATCTACTGGTGAATTATAACCTGCGTTCGCCTTTAATGATATCAGATTTTTAACTTGTATATAGTCGCCCCATAACGCAGGATCTCTTAAGGATTCTGCCACATCAGTGCTATATTCAAGACCAGCATCGGGAGGGAGAAACTCTGAAGAGTTAGAACCTGATACCTGAAATGTAAATGTCGCATGAGTATTACTCGTTATATAAGCATTCGCCGACATTTCTATATCTGACCCATTAATGGAGACAATAGAACTATTAACTGGATACCAATTCAGCGGAGTCTGGGCGACAAGAACCATTCCAGGGATAAGATTATCTGAAGTAGAACTATGAGTTAATCTGAGTGTAGGGTCTCCGAATTTAGACTGACCTGTTATCGTATATTGAACCGCATTAGGAGTCCCGAAGAAGGTCTGCTTACGGGCGAATATGGTATAACGAGCCCCATCATTCAGACCATCTACTCTGTATCGGGTGTGAGCTGCTCCCGTATTATACGGGAGATATTTTACATTAAGGTCAGCGTCGCATCTCGCTAATAGGTTCGGAGGATTCCATGTCTGACCTCCATCTGAACCAGAAACGGGAGCACCCCCGTCTCGGGGATGAATCTGATTCCACATAATTGCTGTTCCGTCTCCAACCCATCTGCGTGGGAGATGAGCGTAATAGTCTCCATTAGCAGACTTGTATGGAGAAACGACCAGATTTAATGTATCATCTCTGATATCTATTGACTGACTGGCATTCTCTACTTCTACGAGAGAATATTTATTCGGGAGACTATCATTAAATAATTTATTATTGTATTGTGTAATTGATACATCTACAGAACGACCTAATGATTTACCTGATATCTGTATCTGACCCGCTTCAGCTCCTATTTCTGATATGAAAGAACTATGAACTGAAATAGTATCACCTGCTTTAATATGAATTCCGTCTCCACATCTGTTAGTCCATTGAGCGGGATTCTGATTGTTTCTTGCTATATACTCATCACTCTGTTCTCGGGGGCATTCTACAAGGATAGAACGGGTTAATCCACTCATATGTTATATGAGAGACTTATAAAAAGAAATAAAGTTATATATTTTAAATTTATTTAGGCGTATCCCATCTCTATCATTCCATCCCTTAGATTGGCGACACGCATCACCTGAAGCCATGCCCTCATAGTAGAAGCACCGACAACATTGGTTCGGGTATCATATAACTCAATACCCCTGCTATTAACACGCTCACCCCGATTGAGACGATAGGCAGTCCAGAACTGAGTCTGCTGGAGTTCATCCAGAGCATTATGATCCTCAAAGTCGCAAGACCCAGGAGTATTAGTATGATTGGTCGCTAACTCTCCCTCACCACGATATAAGTCCCGAGCAATGTAAGGAACACGACCTTCTGACATAAATACATTATGATAATGACGGGCATCATTGCTGACATCAATAGGATATAAGAAATTGTCATTGTATTTTAGATTGGTGGTGACCTTATTGGTTGTAGTGTTATCAATAGTCGGGCCATTCGCCTGATAAACATTCAATAGAGACTGGTCTTTCGCCGCGTTAGCACCGCTACCCTCAGCACCGACGAATACTTTATTAACGATACGTCCCGCCCCACCGAGATTCTGGATGAGTCCGTTAGCATATTGAGTGGCACTCACCGTTCTCTTAACGAAATGATAATCCACATAGGTGAAAGACATAGTGCTATTCGCCTGACGATACTGCTCCATCATGTCCTGTGGATAGAAAATATAATCAGCGATCATCTGGCAGTCGTTTCTGACAAGAGTGACATCCTGAGTTGGAGAAGTTGCTAAACTCATACAGATTCTCTCGCTTGTTGTCCCCGTTTTCCTGTCCGTAAAGGTTAGATGAATGCTGACCTGCTCTGACATCATATAGAGGGGAAGCTGATTCGTCTTCAAGAAGGGAAAGAGGTCCGCTAATAGGATAGAATAGGTTGGTTTATTCTTTTCATCCTGATAATCCAAGATTGCTCGGGACGGAAGGACTTCCGTATTTTTACCAATAGGGTCCCAGAATTTATCACCGACACCAGCGAGATTAACACCTGTCCCATTATCAATCTGAATGGATTTAGCCTCGGTGATTGATTCGGTGATACTGGCGGTATTACTTGCGGTCGTAAAACTTGCCGAGCGACACTGGAGAACAGGAGCAGTCTTTAAGAAACGACCTGACATAACAGACTCTCTTTCAGAGATAGCATCAGGGGGAAGGAAAGTTGTTTCATATGCGGAGAAATGATTGTAGTCCTCAATCTCGCAGATTGTTTTCGTGCCTACTCGGAGAGCACAACGCTGAATGAGAGAATGAACGCCAATATGGGCGGGGAAAAAGGCACGAGCATCAGTCCCCGAATAAACATCCCCAGCGGTGGAGAATGTAATGCGGGAGTTAGAGTGGAGGATGCCCTTGTTATCTAAAACGAAACGAGCCTCACGCTCACTGAAAATGACTGGATCGAGAATGTCTGTCTGTATATTTATGGCTGTGTCCGTAGATACACTCCCTATGCGGATTAGGTCTGGAATCTGGGAGGGTGAGGGTCCTTGAGAGTCATCTGTAGTATCCATTATATTATAATAATAAAAATAAAAAAATTTATAGGTCATTTTAAAATATGTTCCTCACTTAAAAATTAGTTCGGTAGTTATATTGTCATAACAATATGCCCTATAAGGATATAGAAAAAAAGAGAGAATCTGCGAGGAAATCATATCATAATCGTAAAACACCCGAAAAATTGGAAAGAGATCGTTTAGCGATGGCGGAAAAAAGAAAAGACCCAGAAAAGAACAAGATTTTACAATCAAGATGTCGTATAAGTAAATGGAAAAAAGAAATTCGTTATTGGGGAACTTGGCAAGAATTAGATGAACTATTTATGAATGCTTTATGCTGTCCCCTATGCGACTGCGTCATGAATCAGGCCAATAATTCATTTCAGAAATCATTAGACCACGATCATCATAGTTTATATTTTAGAGATATAATCTGTAAGAATTGTAATAATTACAGAGGTAAAGTAGATAGAAATAGAATGATGGTTCATTTAGAACTATATAGGAGATTTAATTTATTTTAGCACCTGAATGCTTCCGTTGGCACTGACAATGGTCTGTCGGCTATGTATGAACAAGAAAATAGAGTTAGGGTGGTCTGAAGTGAGACGAAGCTGAAGTTGAACGCCGAAGGGAGTGGTGCTGAAATCTATCCCTTGGTTGCTGATAGAGTCATATGCGACACCGAGACCCCATGCTGATCCTCCATTAATAATATTTTTAGCATTAACGAAATTAGTTCCGTAATCAATATTTCTGATAACAGATGGTTCAGCGGAGGTCCTCTGAATCTTGGCGAAATTCTGAACCGCATTCATATAGTTGCGGACTAACTGAGAGTCCATTGTTTCATTGTCCCGACCAGCGGTGGTCTTCTGGAGAGTATCAATATTGTATTCAAGTGGAAATCTTTCACCAGCACGGGTGAATACTGCCTGTTCTACGACTGCCTTGGAAGCATCGGAGTTCGTAAAGGATAGGGTCGCTAAACCATCACGAGTCCATGAGTTAATATGTGCCGCAGGAACAACATTCATGAAAGCACCGAGCACTGACTTGAGACCCAGATTGAAATTGAGAACAGCGTTCGCCGAGTTAATTGTATTGTAGTATGAAGAAATAGAGTTATAGACGAATGTATTAACCATCTGAGGCTGGAAATCATCTCCAGGGGTCTGGACCTCGCAGATTAGGCGAACATTACTCAGTTCATAATAAGCATTCAGTAAAGTTGTATCGGTATTATCCTGAGAGAACAAAACATTCTGGTCTGGAGACAACTGAATTTCAATAAGAAGTCCTCCGACACCCCATTCATTAGAAAGAGGGATAGGGTCTTGACCTAAAAATAGACCGCAGACTAAGGGGATACAGAAAGAGTTCGGAGAGTCTCCACCCGAAGCATTAGCTCCCTGAGTGTTATTAACGACTGCCTTCTGCTGAGCCTTGAAATTCGGGAAACGAAGGGCAGTTTCATAGGCATGACAAGCGAAATCAGACTGAGACTGAGTGACGCTGAGGTATGAACTCATCATCCTATTGTGGTGGTTAATAGATTCAATGGTCTGAGAAGACCTCTGTGAGAAAATAGAAAGAGTATCAATAACAGAATAGATACCAAGACGCTCATTCATACGGATACCATCCGAATCCGAAGGGATAATGGTATCATTCTTTTTCACGGTGAATTCTCCACAGAGACGGATACTCCCTGGAACAATAAATCTCTCCTGTGCTCCGATAAGCAACTGAATAGTCGGTTGTCCGTTCTTGTAGGAAAGAGTTCCATCTGACGTAATATTGCTCGGCACGATCTCAAGGTGTTGGTTGCTACTCATATTAATTATAAATTTATTTATATTTTTATTTTAGGTCTATTTTAAAAAATAAATTAATAAAAGTATAATGCCAAGAACAAAGGAGGGAAAACCAGTCTTAAACAAACCATTTAAGAGCAAACAACCAGGAAAGAAATATTCTGTTTATGTAAAAGCAGATACAAAAAAAGGATATAAATTAATACATTTCGGGGCGAAGGGGATGGATGACTGGCGTTCAGGCACAGCAACGAAAGAACAAAGAAAGTCTTTCAGGGCGAGGATGGCGGGGATTAGAAGGAAAGATGGTTCAAGGGCGATAGATGATAAGAGTAGTCCCGCATATTGGGCCTATCATTACCTCTGGTGAGATGTGTTCTGTATAACAAGAAATAAAAAAACTCATAGGAAAAGATTTAATGCTAAAAAATACACATTGGAGGATGTTATAAAATATAAAGAAGATTATATGGTTTCCTAAAGCTCCGAACAAATGCTCTGTTTCGCTAACGCAATGAACTCTCCCTGCGTCACTCCGAACTTCTGGAGACATTCTTCTTCTGAAGGAACTTTAATCTTCGTTCCATTAAGGTCTGTAATGACCCCTTCTTCTTCTTCATCTTGGTCATCGCTATCGCTGAAGATATCAACCCCCATATGATATGCGGTCTCTTTCGCCTGTTCCAGAGTCTTTTCAAGAGACTCGTTCCCCCCCTTGAGTCGCTTGTTCTCTTCCATCAGATGATCCACCATTCGGCCGAGGTCTGGGCCGATTGTTCGGGCGAGAGACAACTTGTCGTAGTCCATCTCGTCGTAGTGCTTGTAGAATTTCTGGGCGAGTGCTTCCTTCAGGTTCTCCTCCCGCTTCTCCAGCTCCCGAATGTGCTGAACGACCTCCTCCATCCCCATAATGAGTTCGGTGCCTGACATGTTCTTTCGGTTTCTTTTCTTTCTGCTCTCGTTAGTGTATGTTTCTTCTGTTGGTATAATCAAATTTTTTCAAGGCAACAATCAAATTTATTTAACCGCTACCAGTGATAGCATGAAGAGGATTATGACCCTGAGAGGCGACCAGACCGAACTGGGCGAATGCCTGAGGAGCGATAGAGGGAGGAGGTTTCGCTGAAGGGGCGTTCGCCTCATCAACCTTCTTTTCTTTAGCATCCTGAATCATACCACTGATAGCAGTATCCGCTGCCGCAAATATATTAACTGCCGCTGCGAGGGGAGCGAGTGCTCCTCCTGTAAATGCTGCCGCAACATCCAGAGCACCTCCCACAACTGAGGCAATATTACCGACAACTTCACCAGTGTTCTCTGCTACCACATTTCCCGCCGCATCCTTCTCCTTAAAGATATTTCCCGTATTAGCGAGATTTTCAAAATCATTGGTGACCGCTATTCCAGTCCCCAAGAGACCAACACCTTTCGCACCGACACGAGCAAATGTTTCACCTCCTCCTTTCACAAGAGTTTTAGCAACAATTCCCTCAACACCAGTTAAATCAGAGATAGCAGTTGCTCCTTTACCGAATAACTGAGATCCTTGTCCTGCCTCTGTTAAAACTGCCCCTGCTCCTCTTGCTCCTCTTGCTGCTGCTGCTGCTGTCCCCGAAACACCTGCCGAAGTAAATACTTTACCACTCCCCAATATAGCAGCCTCAGCGGTGACCTGCTCCCCCTTTCCCACTCCCGCTGCCGCCTGTTGGAGACCTCTGGTGAAACCTCTACCGAATGCTCCTACTGCTTCTACTCCTGCTTTACCAGTCTTATATACTTTCGCCGCTGAAGCAACATCAGATTCCACATCTCTCTGAATATCTGCGTCTTTCTTGTCCTTTTCCGCCCTATCTAATGTATTAAAAGCAAAAGTCTGTGTTTTCCATCCATTCACCCTGATCTCATTAATATCTGCCGCATGTTGTCCCAGTTGATTCATTGTCTGATAGGCAGCGGCGTGTGCTCCGTAAAAGTCTGACATCTCTTATAAGTATATATAATAAAATTTTTTTACTCCGAACTATTTAAAATATTGCTACCCTCCGCAATAAGTTTCTCAAAGTTATGATAGGCGCGAGGTGGGTTGTCTTGGAAGCTCATGTGAAGGAAATCGTATCGGTTAGGCGTGGCGAGGCGATATATTTTTAACCAGTTTTCGGCACCCCCGAACACGTCCCCATATTCCTCACTCATTTTACCGAGCTCCTTCTGATTCGGGAAAGGAGATCCTACAATAACATTAGTAGCATTCTGTCTAATGATTGGAGAGCACATACGAAAGTTCTGACTGGAGATAATTAATAATTTAATATTGAAATGACGGAATCTACTCGCTAAATGATTGATTTTCGCTTCTCTGCGGATTGACCCGAGGCAATCATCAAGAACGACAGCGATTTCCGGCTGATCTTCTTTATCAAATGATTTCTGATTCTCTACTATCCCGTCTATGATATGGTCGTCATAGGCATCAAAAGTGTCAAATGCTTTACGAAGGAAACGACTTGTAATATCGTTAGCAATTGTATTACTGATAATAGTTGTATTATCAAACCTCTCCTGAGCATCATAAAATTTATCATTAAGAAGCATATTACTGATGAGAGTGCTCTTCCCCGTGCGGACTGGAGACACAAGAAGAACAAGAGCTCCTCCACCGAATCCATCCACCTGAGGGAGATGCGGATGAAGAGGAGGATGAAGAGATTTTACTGGGTCAGGATCTTTAACTGGGACAACGCGAGGACCTTCCATAGTCTATTTATACATATAATTATTTTATTTTTATAATGATAAAATCTATTTTTTACATAAAGCAGTAGTCCCATCCCGATGGTTTAATTGCTCGGTTGATTTCATGAAAGACCTTAGCTTCGTGCTTGGCTTTCGCCTGTGCTTTCTGTTTCTCTTCCTTTCTCTTTTTCCGTAATGTTTCTACTCTATGAACTGATTGTTCCACTGCTCTCTGAACTGCCTCATCTAATTGTTCTTGAGAGTATCCTTTCTCCACGACCTTCTCCTTTTCTATGATTGTAGGTTTTCCAGAGAGTTCTTCTTCAATCGGAATCTCTAATCGTTTCTTTAGTTTCTCCCTCTCTCTTTCCTTTAGTTTCTCTGCCAGTTCAGCATCCTCTTTATCCTTCAATGCTTTTTCTGCTTGTTCTTTCTTTCTCCTTGCTCGGTTTTCAGCTGCCCTCTGTCGTCCTCTCGCAAGGATTTCTAATTGTTCCGCACTGGCAGGACCTCTTTTCGCACGAGTCTTTTTCTGTTTCGGTTCTGAAAGACCTCCTTTCGGTTCAGCAATCGGTTTTACCTTCGGCGGTGAAAAGATCTCCTCCTGAGGTATCTTCTTTCTCATAACTGGTTCGGGGATACCATCCTTCTCTTCAATATCATATCCTTCTTGTTCGGCGAACTCTAAATCTAATTGTTTCTCTATAACATCATCGGTTAGTGGAAGAGGTCCTTCTGGTTCGGGTTCGGGAGCCTGAAGAGGCATCTGGACGTCCGCAAGATAGTCTGCCATTTATAATATTATGATATATAATATTTTAAATAGTTAAAAAATAAATAATGATTAAAAATTCATTTAGAATGATTAATAATGATTTATCGCATCCTTCTGACATGGAAAACTATCTGAGTTGAACCCATTAGAGAGTTTAGTTCTTTCTCCTGACTATCTACTATCTGGACTTGGAGAGAGTTTAACATAATAGGAGCGGGGTTATTAAGAGCTATGTAGGTCTTTTCACCTGGAGCGAAATACAGAGCACCGAACTGCCGACCATCGTTAGTAAATTGAGGGACTTGATATACAATTTTACTGACACTTGACTGACCGCCATTAAAAGACTTATGAGTCAATCCAGGGAGTCTTACAAATGAAGAGACAGAGGTCTTTCCGAGTTCGCTGGGGGATATGAAGGTGACTGATAATGTATCATCTCCAATAACATATCCTTCGCCTGTGGTAGAAGCGATATCTGCTCTATCATAATATCCGAATCTTGTTCCCATAGTAGGAAACTCTTGTGAGGGGAGTAATGTATAATAAGTGTTATCATTACGCATAGGACCTAAACCTATGATATGCTTAAAATCTACCCCATTCGCCCCATTGAGACCTACGTAGGAATAGGTGTATCCGAGAGTTTCTAAAGCTTCTCTGTCTTTTCTGTTCCACTTTCTCTGAGATGAGTCGCAGTATTCATTAAAGAATCCATCAGAATTGGATGCTAATTGTCTATTGGTCTTAATATGGACTCTGGAAGGATTCATATTAGTATATGCCCCCACTGCCTCATTGCTATAAGGATCATCTCCAGGATAGTATCCCGAATTAGGAGCATTGCTCGGAATATAGGAGGGGAAAGCATATGTGTCTGAGGCTACATTGTAATTACTTTCATATTTAGTTATTGTCATAGAACCATTACCTATATTAAACATAGGATAAAGAGCACAAGAAGTATCTCCGATAGGTGTAAAACTATATCCTGCTCCAGAGGTCAGATTACTACCGATAATCTGGTCGTAGGTCGCCAATCCATTCTGTTTAAAATAAACAAATATCTGATCGCCAACACCCTGAAATCTGACTCCATCATAAGAAGCATAGAATTGTGCCCGAGTCATAGGTGCTGTTCTGTCGGAAGCACCGCCCGATGTGTTCCAGTATTCTATCTCTTCATGATAACCAGCCTCTCTATTGTTGTCCCATACTCTCTGTATGAGTCGCACCTTTTCATCATTATCTAACATGAGAGCGTAGTCATAGCATTCCCACGGACCATTGATAGTAGGATTTCCTTGATAGTCTGATATCCTTGTATCTCCGAATTCACCCGATACTGAAGTTTCATCAATCTGATGGATAACTCTGTCTCTTACATTACTGGTTGTTTCAGACTCATATGTTTCCCACTGAATATGAGGGCGACTCAATCCACAGACCCAAGGTTGGGTTGCCGCATTATCAAGATATACATCAAATCTCCCCTGATTGAGACCGAAAGGATGTCCTTTCAACATTGCTACACATGAGGAGTTTTCAATAGTGGGACTCGCTGTTCCCGTTCTTGTTAGGACTCCACTCGCAGAATTCCAAGTGTAATTACCACTCGTGGCTACGACATCATTGAGTAAATCATATGGATTAGCGATATTAAATACAGGAGTCGCCGTTAAAGAGGCGGTGACATTAGTTCCAGAAGCACTCCCTCTGTCCTGAAATGTTAATTTTAATCCCTGCTCCAGACCCGAAGCATTCGTATTCAAAAGACAGATAGTATTATTATAGATATTAGGGTGAGAGTATTGTTCGTTAAAGGCTCTCCGTATCTCATCGGTATAAGTTGTCATAGAATAGTTCCCCTTGTTAAATCTGATAGTTCTGGAGAAGGATGTTAGTTCTTCAAACTCGTCATCCTGAGCGAGAACATCTGGGTCAGTTCCGAAATAATGGGTGACAAAGTCTCGGTTGCCGATAGTTATATTACCACTCCGTTCTAATTTAACACTTTCAACCGCTATCTCGCTATTCGGCGGGATCTCAATTGGAGACCGAAAGAAGTTAGTAAAGGATGATGGTTTCTCGCTATCAATCGGCATGGTATTTTCATTTAACTTACTGGTTGCTACAATAAGACTCATTATTTATAATTTAACCTTATATTTTATTTTCTATGATAAAATTAAAAAATGCCTTATACAGGAGGGAAAAAGAAAAAACCAGCGGTTAAAATGAAAGAGTGTTCGCCAGGAGTGTGCTCCCCTACTCAACACAAGGTCCCTGATAGAGTAGAGCGTTTCAAGAAAATAAAACCAAAAGAAGTTTTCGGTAAAGGATACGATAAGAAATCTAAGAAATGAAATTAAGTAAAATTAAGTAAAACTTTTTAAAACCCTTACAGAAATATTTTTTCGTGGGACTTTTTTCAGAAATTACTCATTTTTACCCTTAGAGGGTAAAATTGCTTAATTTACTTAAAATGAATTGTGTATTAATAATGTATAGTATGTTAAATGACATCTTGGATTTATGGGATATTGAAGAGAACTTCCAATATTGTTTTACTCATTATTGTATTCATCTTGAAAGAGAAGGCAAATGGAAACTTGCTTCTAAAAAAACAAGATATAATTTTAATTTTAGAATGAAACAAGTTCATAAGGGAGATATTGAACCTACGAAAGAATGGGAAAAGTTTAAAGTTTATATTGATAAAATGAAGGCTCGGGAACAGAAAGACACTGAAAGGGTTGCTGCTAAATTAAACCAAGACTGGAAAGTAAAATATGAAAAACTTCTGGAAGAGCATATGGAACTCCAGAAAGCACACGAAGAATTAAAGGATAAATATTTTAAAAAATATGACAGCGATTATAGCGGTGATGAAGATTAAGAAATAAGGCACTCATATGCCTCTCTAACCTTAATAAATTCTTCATGACTTCCGCCAGGTTTATCAGGATGAACCTCTAATGCTCTTCTCCTGAATGCTTGTTTTATTTCATATTCATCAGCATCCTCATCTATGCCTAAT